GGCAAAAAAGAAAGAGGAATAATATGGCCGCTAAGAAAAAATCTACAGTAAACAAAGCTGGTAATTATACCAAGCCTACAATGCGTAAGAACTTATTTAACAAAATTAAAGCAGGTTCTAAGGGCGGCAAAGCAGGGCAGTGGAGCGCACGAAAGGCTCAGATGCTTGCCAAACAATACAAAGCTAAAGGAGGCGGGTATAAATGAAAGTTAAAGCACCTAAAGGCCATCACTGGATGAAGCAGAAAGATGGTACAATGAATCTAATGAAGCACACTGGCAAGTTTGTTAAGCACAAGGGCGCTTCACTTGAGGCTAATTTTAAAGTACAAAAGGTTCATAAGAAATAATGGCACTTAAAAAATCTCAAAAGTCTTTAAAGAAATGGACAAAGCAAAAGTGGACTACTGCATCTGGAAAACCTAGCAGTAAAACTGGCGAAGTCTATGCGCCTAAAAAGACTATACAAAAACTTAAATCAACTGCGGCAGGTAGAAAGAAACTTGCGGCGGCTAATAAAAAGAAAAGAGAAGCTACAGCCAAAGGCAAACAACACGCTAAGCATGGCCTTCATAAAGGAAAGAAACGATGAGAGAAGACTACAAGAAAGGCGGTAAAGCTAAAAAGAAAAGAGACCCAAGACTAGAGAGGGCAGGAGTTAGTGGATTCAATAAACCGAAACGTACCCCCAAGCATCCAAAGAAAAGCCATGTTGTCGTGGCGAAAGAAGGTGACAAAATCAAGACGATTAGGTTTGGAGAACAGGGGGCAAGCACCGCAGGAAAACCCAAGGCGGGTGAATCTGACCGTATGAAAAAGAAACGAGCCTCTTTCAAAGCTCGTCATAGAAAAAATATAGCTAAAGGCAAAATGTCTGCGGCTTATTGGGCTAACAGAGAAAAGTGGTAGACTATGCAGAGGATATGGACACTGTGGGCTTTAAGCCTAGGCGAAACAGTGGATAACACATCTTCTGATGCCCATACTGTAGCAGTAATAAAGACAGTACTGGTTGTTATTAATTTGTTCTGTTGTTTTTGTATTATATACAATACGTTTGTAGCTTAATTTACAACATGATTAAGCGCACTTAACTCTGACTCCAAAAACTCGTGTATCTTTTCTAGCTTAGGCTTAGTCAGCAAAACTATTTTACGCATGAGTTCTAGTTCATCATCTTTAAAAGCTTTATGCAAATCCTTTTCGGGTATGCCGCTCATTTCTGTAACGACATGCCCGTCAGAATTTATCAATATCTTGAATCCTAAGACATTAGCTTCTTTAGATTTCACAAGCACCACCTACACAAGCCAACTCCTGTGAGCCTGTAGTATTGTCCTCCTGTTCAAAGTCTCCTAAGTCTTCCCAATCAACGCCCTTTGGCATAGAAACTAATAGCTCTTTATATTTATCGGCATCTATGTCCTCATAAGGAGCTTGCTGATATACATGATCACTGTATGGAAGTAAGCTAATCCCGCTACATAAATCAAAGTTCTCCCAAATCCACTGTGCTACCTGAAGAAACTCATCGTCTGTATAATAGACTGTAATACTTGGTTTGTGTTCACACCAATGGTTCTGATATGTTTTCCACAAAGCTAATTGTTGCATAGCTCCAACTTGTTTAACTGTTGTACTAGTCTTAGGAGACTTTACAGGAAAACTAAACACAACTGAAGACGGCGACATAACGTCTTGCTCTACTGGGAATCCTGCTTGCTCCATAAAGACTGCAAGTGGGTCTTTCTTATCTGAACGTACTCGTCTAATGTAGTGCTTAGAAAAACGAGGATGAATACCAGAGGCACTATCAACAAGCTGAGATACAGTACCGCTTGGCTTAACACAAGTAATAGCCACAGACTGATTGATTCCAAGCTTCTCAGCCCACTTCTTATTGGTTTTAATAGCGACATTCTTTAGCTCCTCTAGCCACTGTGCTGTCTTGTCTGAGGATACCCCCAAAGTAGGATGATCCATAATGCCTGTCATGCTTAAACCTAACAGTGCTTCTTCTTCTGTGTTGCGCTTCCAAACATTCCGCAAGTAACGGAAGTCTGTAAGAGTTGCTTGTAGCGTACCGATAATAGCGGCTGTTTCTACTTTAGATTTAAGAGTCTTTAAAGTATCATCAGACCGTATAACTACCTCAGACAAGTTACAAAACTGATTACTGCGTAGTATTATCTCACTGCACGGGTTAGTACCGAAGTCTTGCTCAGAATCTCTACGACCATTAAGGCTTGCAACTTTCTGTGCCGCAACACGACTAAAGATACCACGCTCACCCGCTTTAGATTCATACATGGTCTGCATTTCATTTAAAAAAGCTTCAAAGTCAGGCTTCTCTGTATACGCTACGCTGTTGTTTGCTAGTCTTCTTTGTCCCTCGTTCTCCCACCACTGACCGTTCTTAGCTCTAGCCATGCGCTGATCAGTTAAATTAGATAGGCTTATGAGTGCTGAACGCCTAACGCCGCCTACAACTACAATGTCTGCAATCTTACACACAACATCGTGGCACTCTAAGGATGTTAGCTTACGCCCTGCGGCTTTAGAAAATACACCTACACAAAAGTTAAATAAATCTATGAGTGGTTCTGGCCCTGATGCACGACCACCAAATGTTTTAAGTCTTTCTCCTGCACCACGCACCTTACTCATGTCCCACTTAGGAATCTTACCTGCGTACAACAAACTAATTAGTTCTCTAAATGCAGAAGCCCAACCAATCTTACTGTCAGCAACAACAATCACAGTGTCTGTAGGGTGAAAACTCTCAGCAATCTCAGGCAGTTTGTTAATGAAGTTGCGCTCTACGCTAAACCCAACACCAGTACCACACATAAGCACATACATAAGCTCGTCAAAAGAACGAGGAGAATCTATATGCAAGTAACTACAGTTAAACCCTGCTACATTATCTTTGTCCAGTGCTTGGCCCGCTGTCATCATGCACCTCATACTAGGCATAACTTCTAGGCCATGTATTGCATCATATAGTTTTTTGCCTTCTTTAACTGTGATCTGTTCACGGTCTCTCCAGAACTGAACATAACGATAGACTGTTTCTTCCCACGTTTCTCTGCGAGTTTGTTCGGGTAGCCACCGTGCGTAGCGTGACTTGTGTATAAACTGTTGGTACTGATCCATTGTTATTCCTCTGTAAAATGTTTAATGTTTTTGTTTTCTTTACGCTTAGTTTCTTTTAGTTTAGAAGAACTCTGAATCTTTTTAAACTTCTTCTTCCTTAAAAAACTATCTCTTCTTTTATCTTTACGATTAACTTCTTCCATCTTTTTTCTCTAATAACTCTACTATTTTATTTAAATACCATATAGCTTTACGTGCATCCTGTACAGGCTTGTCTTTGTTAAACAACCTAGAGCCTGTATACTTTAACACATTGCCGTGGCAATAAACAATAGCACCTTCAACACCTAGTACATCTACAATGTAATCAATAGTTTCTATACTTCCGTGATTGTAATGCGGAGGATGGTCAACCGCCTCAGTAATAGCAGAGGAAGCTTTACTCCAACCTCTAGTAGCTCTGTCCCACTCTTCGGGTGTAGCATCATTAAGTCTAGCCATATCTTGTTTCATTTTTAAGTACTCTTCTATTTCGTTAGTCATCAAAACTTTCTCTCTTCTTTACGTTGATCCAGTTGTCAGGTATGCTGTCTTCGCTGAACCATCTAAAGTCATTAGCACTAGCCCACTCTCCGTGGCTTCTTTTAGTTCCGTCCTTACGCCTCTTAGCTTGAGGCATAGGAGCGTTAGGATTAGCAAATAAAAATACTAGTTCTTTATCTTCAGGCAATACTTTTTTTATCCAAATGTATTTACTGTACTCTGCGTAGTCCCAAAATCTACCTTTAGCTTCAAGTAATATTGTCTTGCCCTCAAGGGTTCTAATAAAATCTGGTTCATAGTAATGCTCTACAACGTAGTTAATTTTATCTACATGAAAACTCCAACCATCTAGGATACCTGAGTGTAGTTCGTACTCCCAATTAGAATCATATCCTGTAACTACTTCTTTTTCAACAGGACGTTTAACTCTAGGTTTACGCAAACCCTTTTTAATTTTTTTACTCAATGTATTGTTGCCCCTTCTCTGAGAGAGATTTCAATTTCAATTAGCTCTTTAAGAATATACCATATTTCTAAAGTTATATTATCAACATGACCGCCTTCATTCATCATCCACTCACTTAAAGAATATATACAGTCTTGCAAAGTTAAGTCTTGTTGCTTATCCATTGGATATCCTTCAACGTAATATCAACAATGGCTGTCTGTGGGAACTTAGAAATGATAGTTTTTATTTTATTTCTAATCCACTTAGGATGATATGCATTTAAGTATATAGTTCTTTCGGCCATAAAGTGAGTTTGTGTAGGCATAAAATCTAAACAGTTTTTAGTAGTTATTTTACTGGCTTCTTCCTTAGACAACAAAGAAGAAAGCCACTCTACCATTATTAGTTTTGATTGCTTAGATATTTTTTTAGACTTTTTACGGTTCATAATAACTCTTCTACTTTAGGTTCAGATTCAACATGAGTAAGATAAGATAGGCTGTTAGCATACTTAAAGACTCTTAAACCTTTACCGTTGTTAGAATCTTTATGACATTCAAACTTATACTTACACCAAGAACAGCCTTTAGGTAATTTAAGATTTCCTTTTTTACCATCAGGAATAGGATTATAACATAACTCTGGGGGAGTGTCAACATTTAATGCACTAATAGTATTATTTATTTTTGTATTAATATTAGGTTTATCTAAATCTTCAGGGCGGTGCATACATAACTCGCCACTTTCTTTGTTGATAACTAAGAACCCACCGTTCTCTGTCCCCTCTGCCGCCTCATACCCTGCAAGCTGACCAAGATATCCAAAGGGATCGTCCTGTGCTAATCGGCCCTGCTCAAATTTCTTAAACGCAAAGTTAGATGCAGACTTAATATCTACAACTTCTCCATCGATTTTACAATCCATGTGTCCTAAAATACCATCCACCTCTACTTCTTTCTGTTCGTCAGTGACTTTGTATTTAGCCATACGTACAAGCATAAGTACTATTTCTTCAAGCACATGGCCATAAAGAAATTTAATTTGAGTAGGCCCATTGACAGAACCACGGCCATCAGGATCACGTTTCTCATACCACAACTGCCGGATAGGTTTTCCTATATTAGACATACGCAAAGTAAAATCTTTGTTGCGCTCAGAAGGAGCCGCCCAAGACATCAAAGCTTCCTTAATACCTGACAATGTATTATCAATGTCTTCTTCTGTAAGCGGTAAGGGCGTACCATCTGACAAACCTTCAAGGTGTTTGTAGATGTCAGGCACTACATTATTAAGACTCATTGGGCATATCCTTTATAATAGTTTTAATTTTATTTAAAGAGAGCTTAAACCATTCTCCTCTGTTATCGCATCCTGTGGCTGTAAGTTTATCGTGTACTAATTTTTCTGTTTCTTTTCTATCAGCAAAAAACTCAGAGTACTCTAATTTAAAATCACGTAAAGGACTAGATGTTTGATAAGTTCTACACCTATCCTCTGCATCTACAGCCATGCCAACCTTGTACCAACCTTTCCATGCAGGGTTAGATACTACATAGATGTGGCCTCGTTTTACTTTATCGTACTTATTATAGACTGCCTGACCTATAGAGGCGGCTAGTCTTTTAAGTTTATTTTTTCTATTCTTAATTGTATCACAAGCGTTGCAAATATAGTTACACTTTTTAAGATTAGAAGCGTAAAAGTTTTCTTCTGTTAAGGGAACATTGCAATGATTACAGGTTTTATTGTCTTTCATAATAGTCTATAGCCTCTATTATTTCGTAATCGTTATCGTCTTCTAAAGTTCCAAGCTTTAAAGGGACAACATCTTTATCTCCAGTGTGTACTATCTTATGTCCTGTTATTACATACATACATTCTATTAAAACATCTTTTTTGTAATTTAAAACTTTTACTACCACCAAAGGTTTCGTCCCAGTGGGCATCCTAAATATCCCACCTATAGGGACATTGTATCTCAAGTTCACAAACTCTCGAAGCTTTACCGCAGTAGTCTCAGTGTGTTTCACTCCAGTTCTCCCCGACTTTATAGTCTCCATCTAATGGACAGTTAAGTTTAAGAATACACCCTGCTTCTTTAATAGCCCGTACTCCTGCTTCGCCTACTGCTTCGGCATGATCAGCGTGACACTCAATCTGCCATTCATCGTGTACATTAGCTACAAACTTAGCATCATATCCTAATTTATTTATCTTATCATTAAGTATTATTAAAGCTTGTTTCATTGCTATAGCTCCATCTCCTTGGAGTAAAGTGTTTAATGCTGAATGCTCAGAGCGTACAGTAAGTCTACGGCCATCTAATGCTTTGACGAATCCGCTTTTAGCTTCTCGCTGTACTCTTGACGTAAGAGATTTAAATGATGGGAGACCAGCAAAGAAGCGTTGTCTAAGTCCTTTACCGCTTTCTCTGCCTCGGCCAACCACTGACCCAAGTTTTGCATCTCCTGCTCCGTAGAGCAGTGCATAGATGAAAGTCTTAGCCTGATTTCTTGATTCAAGTCCCGCAAGTCTTTGATTAGCTGTGTGTATGTCGCCGTTGAGTATTTCATTTGTATATCCTTTATCGTTCATGTGATGTGCTAGCATTCTAAGTTCTAAACCAGAGGCATCAATACCTACTAGCTTGTGATCTTTTGGCACAGTCCAACAACTTCGGCACTCTTTACCGTAAGGTGCAGTAGAGCTTGGTATCTGTGCTGTGTTGGGGTGAGAGTGTGTCATTCTAGAAGTTACTGCTCCATTAGGATTAACATAACCATGAATCCTACCATCGTCTTTAACTTCTTTCATCCAAGAGTTTACTTGTGCTAGTCTCTTTTGTAACATTAGATACCTAGCAATCATAGCGGCTTGTGGAATATTCTTAACCCTGCTAAGAGTACTTTCATCAACAATTGGTTGGCCTGTAGGTGTCATCTTTTTAGGCTTCCATCCAAAAGCTATTAAGTATTCTCCAATTTGTTTACGTGAACCTAAGTTAAATTCTGTATAAGTTTTACGAATAACTGGATCATTGAACATTTCTATTTCAGCATACTCAGCATCAGTAAGCCTAACGCCATTACCATCTTGATCTACTGCTGTCTTAGCTATAGTTCCTGCTTTTGTATACTTAGGTTTTAAAACTTGAGTATGTACAGTTGGCTTAAATTCTTCTCTGACTTCAGCTTCTACATTACCTAAAGAATCACTAAGCTCTGCTATCAGTGACATACATGATCTCTGATTAATTAAAAAACCATTTACTCTTTGTTGATGTATAATTTTAGCAACTGAATGTTCGAGTCTTACGGACATTGGGCTAAACCCTTTAGACTCTAACCGCAGATGGTTATAAACTAAAACATTTAAACGAACATCATTAAGACAATACTCTAGCATCTCAGGAGTGTAGTGATCCCACGCGCTTTCTTCTTGCCCGTAGTCTCCTTTGCGAAAGTTAAGTCGATAACCCCAACTTTCTAAACCGTGTCCTCCTTCTCTAGTAGGATTAAACAAACGAGAAAGAACTAAAGTATCTACAAGTTTAATATTATATAGATCAACTCCTGCAATATCAAGCACTACAGGTAAGTCATAACCAATAATATTATGTCCAATAAGCTTGTTAGCTTTTGCTAAGAACTCATAGCCTTCTTTTAACTGTGTATTGTCGAAACAATATTCTACATTAGTATCTACATCAATAGCTACAATACAAAATATTTCGGTAGGCGTTAAGCCATTAGCTTCTATATCAAATACTAAATTCATAAGACTTCTCCACAATCATATTCATCAACTTCATTAAGTCTACCTGTTTGGCTATCGTATTTCAAGTAGCCTGCTATCCCTGTCTCGCCACTAAAACGATTCTTTAAGATACGGACAATAGTCATATTGCGTTCTTCAGGATCATCTGCTTGACGATTACCTTCAAGTGCTATTGCAATATTACTAAGCTGAGCAATCGCATTAGAGCCTCTTAAATCTCCTAGTCGTACACGACCACCCTCTTCGTGCGAATCTCTACTACCGCTTGCTTTACTTAGGTGACTGATAGCTATAAGACTTACGCCTGTTTCTTCTACCACCGCTCTCAAGCTGTGCATCACAGCATCAATAGCTTTACGTTCATCGCTACCAACGCCCATCGCCATCCCTACAAGTATGCTGATATGGTCTAAAACAATTACACCACAGTCTTCTGCCTTGGCTAGATATTTTATTTTATTTAAAACACTATCCATATCAAACTTGCCGACATGTTTAAGGAATAAAAATCTACCGCCGCTTAGTATATCTTCAAAAGCTTTTTGTTTTTCTTCCTGAGAAATACTATTTGCAAGCTTTGGTTTGCGATAAATATTGTTTGGGTCTTTTAAGATATGCTTCATCATCTGTTCTTTAGTAGGAAGATGTAGTAGTTTGTTAGCAGACAGCGACATCAAACCAAGGGCGGCTGTAGCTACACTTTCCTCAAGAGAAAGGACTCCAATCTTTTCATTGGTATGCTTGAATATTTCTTCTTGAAGTTGTTTAACTACTGTCGATTTACCGACACCTGTTCCTGCTGTAAGAGTTATAAGCTCAGCCTTACGCATACCATACAGCATAAGATTCAAACAGTCCCACGGATAACTACAGAAAGGCATTTCTAAATCAGCCATAACTTCATCGCGCAGTTGACTGCTCAGTACAATACCATCAGGAACAAATCTTTCTGCTTGCCACCAGACTTTTATAAATAATGATTGTTGATTAGCTTTTAAATAATCGCAAGCATCTTTATAACTATCTTGGTGTTTAACTATCATTGTCTTGCCGCCAAACAACTCAGCAACTTCTAATGCAGACTTAATTCCTACATCATCGTTATCAAAACATACAACTATATTTTCATAACTGTCTATCCACTCATAGGATTCTTTACAATCTTTAAGTGCAGACGATCCTGATTTAACAGATACTACAGGATACTTACTACCCTGCATTTGATAGGCGGCCATTGCATCTAACTCTCCTTCAACGATAGTAAGATACTTGCCTCCTTTGGAGAAAAGATTTTGTCCGAACAGATCACCTTTCTTGCCATCACCTACCCAAGCAAAGTCTTTGTTCTCTGTCTTTCTAATCTTGGTTCCAGACAACTCAGTCCCCTCATAATAAGGATAGTAGTGTCTAACTATAGAACCGTTGCCTGCTTTAGAAACTTGAACACCATATTTTTTAGCAGTTTCTTTTGATATTCCTCTATCAGCAATAGCGTCATAACATTTAGATTGGCTAAAGCTTTCTGATTTATGTTGATACTTTTGTATATCCTTTACAGTATCGGGTTGTACTTCCGATGTATCATATTGTTTAAAATAATGGCGGCAACTAAAACAAAACCCCGCTCCATCTTCATCGACAGAAACGGGGTCAGAGCCACCACATACATTACAAGGTAAACGGTGTTTCACAAAGGGCATAACTATTCCTCAGTTGTATTTCCTTCTTCAGTTATAATAGCATCATCAACTAGATGCTCGTCCATACTACTTGTCAAAGTCATAATAGATGCACGGGCCAGTGTAACATTTAACTCAGCCTCTCGCAATTTACCTTGTGCATTTACCAGTACTCCGAACACTGACTGACCTTCAGGGGACAGTTGTCCCACATCGTAAGTCACATCATCTTTTATGTAAGTATACTGCGGTGCGTCACTCATAATTCATCCTCTATGTTATCGTCTTCTACATCAAATTCAGACCCATCAGGTGAGCCTACTTCTACTAAGTCAAGTACTTGCATAGCTTGAAAATCTAATCCTCTAAAGTCTTGACCTTTCCAATTAGATTCCCACTCTTTGTATTGTATTTTGACTAATGATCCATTGCCAACCCTCTCGTCCATAGGATTTTTAAACCTATCAAAAAGTTTAGGAGCAGAACGTATCATTCCATTTGGCCCGTTGACTTTACGTTTAATAACTACCGCAGAGCCTTCGTCCATTTCTTTAACTGTGAAACCTCTTGATTTAAAATCATTTGCAGTATCATCATCTACTACTAGGTTCACTGTATACACTGGTTCATAATTAGTATTAGGGGTTGTTACACTTGCCCAATACGCTGTGCCTTGTACTATAGCCATACTTCTATACCTCGTTTAGTTAAATTGAATGTGGATATTACCACAGTTTTAAAACACTGTCAAGCATTATTTATTGCCGAAACTATCTAAATCAATATTTAGTTTATCTCCATCTTTAACAAAGATACCATCGACCATCATACCTTTTCTATCTTTGATGTCGTTGTAAGCATACTCTAAACATTCATAGATTGTCAAATTATTTCGGACTGCTATGTTAATTAAGATTACAATTATATCTCCTATGTCATCTATAATAGTTAAATTTTTGCAGACACTATCTGAAAGCTCTCCTACTTCTTGTATAAGTTTTAGCACCTGTGCTTTGTCATCAGAACCATCAATAAGATTTCTATCTTGATGCCAGTTAGCTACTTTACCTATTAATGCAGGGAGGTCTCTGTCTTCAAAAGTTTTCATATTTTATCTACCGCTATAAAAGTTATAATTCCTGCCACTATAACTGCAACAAGTATTAAACCTTTCCAATCATCAGCGTCTTTGTAATCAAAGTTGCTCACCTTCACTCTCCTTTTTAAGTTCTGAAATCATTTGTTCTGATACAAACAAAAGTTTTATTGCATATACACACGCCGTCATACAAGCTATTGTTAATAATAAATTCATAATATTACATCCTTAAAACTAAAATAACATTTACGATTGTCAGCAGTACGGCCAACACAACCATAGTCCTAACTGTCTTAATAAATCTAGACTCAAACTTACTTGTCATCTCTGTCTTCTCTTCTTGAATCCAATTTGCCACCTTGAACAAGGTATTGGAGCATACCGATTTCATTGAGTCTTTGTTTACGTTTATCTTTTCTAACACTTGATACCTCCTGATACTGTTGTTTAAATATTCGATCAAAGTTTTTATTGTAGCTTGAATGATCGCTCACCCTCGAACGATCACCCTTGCCACCATGATTAGTATTACTCATTGCTACTCAACGACCAAGAACCAATACGACAAACTTCTCCATATCTATTAAGAACTTTTAAAGTATCGGAAATAATATTATGTCCTTCCTTTCTAAGCTCAAAAATTCTTGCAGATATTCGTGTAATACCTAGTTCATTATATGCGTTAAAAGTTGTAATGCTTCTACCAGTTTTTAAATAATCTAATACTCTATCTTTTTGTGCCATGTTGCTTCTCCTTTTTAAGTTAATTAATCTTTCGCTTCATAAACTTGTCCAATTGTTATTATAACAAAAGGAAAAAGAATTACTACTCCTTCAAAGGATGCAACTCTAGTTCCAATCCAATCATTACTAGTTATCCATACTGGTCTAGTTTCTGTAAATTCTAGATCAATACCAACACCGTTACGTAAACCGATGCTGAATGTGGTGTTACCAAATAGATTTAATGTCATGCGCTCTTCTCCGTGTATGGCTTGATGTACTCGCCAATAGTTAAGTCAGACGAAGTGATATGGTTTATAACTACAGCCCAGTCGCTTGGTGTCCAACGTGTTTTTTCACCACAAACTAAATCTAATATAGCGTTCTCTAGTTCGTGATCGCCTTTTTCAAAAATATAGCGCACCTTGAGATGCGCTTTAGAATTTAAGTTGAATGGTGCATCAGCTAACTTCATGCCGCTAACCTCAAGAACTTCTTAGAGTTTACTGCCTGTCTTATTACTTGCTGACGATCATTCTGGATTGATGCTATGTTGCGCTCACTGGACTGCCGAACAGCACCAAAGTGTGTTGACCAATCAGTCATCGCATTATACACAGCCCAATAGTTACAGCCTAAACGCTTTTTATATACCGCAGTGTATACTCTCCAGATATAATTAAGATTCTCGTTACGTCTTTTTAAGTTGTGTATAACATCGGCAGGGCTGTAACCACCATCAAGGCCGCTTGTATTTAGATTTACATTAAGCGCATCGGCAAAGAATTCAAATGCCGTCATATCACTTACCTCTTGACCCTGCCATTGTTGCCATAGCTCACGCTCTCTGTTGAAAACATCAAGGGACTTGACGATGATATTAGCACCATGCTCTATGTCTAAGGACTGTGTGTGCTTAGCCTTGTAGATTGCTACCTCGCCACTGACAAAGACCTGTAGATTTGTACACGCTGACTGTAAAGGGGCAACGCTAATCATAAACGGCCAAGTACCATCAAAGGATGATGTCGATAACAAACTAAGACTAGCTGTATCTCCGTCACCAGTTTGATAAGTATGAGCAGGGAGGTTGTACTGTACAAAACATCTAGCACCATCGTGACTGGTTCTTATTTGTTCTGTAAGTCCAACGGTATTTAGATCAGAACGCTCCAAGATATTTCGGGTATTGTCGATCATCTTCTTGGGTTCTACAGGCTTATATCCACGACCATGCACTCCCAACTCTGCCGCATTGTCAGTCCTATAGATTATATTTTTAGAACTTTCATAAGCATCTAAATAAATTAAAGGTGCAATCTCTATATCAAAATCAGCCGCACCATATCCGCCATCCCTTAAACTTTGGACAGCACTACCATTTGCAAACATATTAAAAATTGTACTCATTACATTTCTCCAGTTTGTTTAAACATTATATAACAATTAAATTACTAAATCAAGTTAAAAATAACTTGACAACTTTTTAAAACACATTATAATAACCTTCTAAGGTTTAGTAGAAACAACAACAGTAGTTGTTACTGTTACTACTAAATACTTTAAAGTCTACTAAGTATCTTTAACATCCTTAGTAGTTATTAATTCCGCTGATACAGGAGTTGTTTCTACAACACTAATACCATACTTGTTCCAATGTTTCCTAATATCAGGGTTGTTGGCATACTGCTGTGCCTCTTCAGGACTTGATGCCGCAACATCTACATAGTACCCAAGCAATTCTGACATAAGTACTTTGTATTTGTATACTGGTTTTGATGTATCTATGATACCTTTCATTGGTTTATAACCTCCATAGTTAGTGCTAACTGTTCTTGTATGGTGCGTAGTCTACGATAGTCACGACTTAAAACATCACTTGCTCTGTCGCTTAAATCTTCAATATTCATATCAGCATGAAGACAGTTCCGCATCTCTTCCAGTATAGCTATTAGAACTTCATAATTTTCTTCTGTAAGCACTGTTGCATCTCCTTTAAGTGTAATCATATTACTATTCTCCAAGTTTATTTGTGTGTGTAAGTCCTCACTAACATAATCATATCCCATCCACTCTTTAATTTTACTCATTATCTTTCTATCGTAACTTTAAATTCGGTGGAGTCTAACTCTTCTTTGACAGCATCCATAACTTTAGTCTCTATGGCATCATCTATCATAACTTCAATGCTGTATGTATCTGGTATATCTTCTGTCGCTCTTTCTACTTCATACATTTCAGATTCCAGTGTTTCAATTCTTTCACTTAGTTCGTCAAGTCTCTCAGAATTATCTTCATTTTCTTTGCCTTCTAACTCTGCAATTCTATCAGACATTTCTTTAAACTTAGTTTCAAAAACTAAAACTTTA